ATTTATTGACTGGTGCTATCGCCATCTTAGTTTAATGCTAATATCAGTGGTGTAAGTTGTGCTTGAATTGCTCTGTTAAAGTCTCTTCCTCTTATTGTAGAGGTAGTTTGGTCTATTGTCAAACCGTCACCAATACGGAAGTTACCTTTTTGATCAGTGCTAGTGAACGGAACTTGCCCACCATTTATCGCTACGACCTCATTCTCAGGTATTGGTTTTCCTGCTTGGAATGGGTTAGCTGTATTTATGTCATTACCAGCACCGATATACTCGAATGAATGTGAACTCGTGATGATACGACTTAATCTAACTAATTCACATTTTACATTATCAAAGATTGGATAAGGAATAAATTCATTGAATGTAATAGTCGTAATACCAACGACATCTGAGGTTTTAGTCGCTTCACTCACTGTGAATAAAATTGGATCCATATCAACACTAAGTGAGGCACCACCTCCACCTGAAATATTAACGTTTAAAGTTTGACCAGGTAAGAAATTACGACCACTATTAATTACATCAACTGAAGTAATAGTGCCAGCAACACTTACATTTGGAGAAAACTCAGGTAATATAGACTCTGGTCCTTGTGGTGTTTCACTTAATGTAATAATTGGTGGTGCAGCAGCAGAGTAATCTCCATCATTTCCACCATTTATTACATTGATGCTTCTCACTAATTCTAAAGGTTCTGTAATTGTTGCGGAAGAAGGACTATCAGGATAATTACTTAAATTTAAATGAAAGTAAGCACCTTGACCATCAAAAGGTGTTCTAAATCTTCTTCCACCAGTACCAGTATTAAAGTCTCTTGTATTATCTAAAATAATAGTATCAGAACCTCCAATAGCTGTGCCAACAGTATCTCCATCAAATTCTACATCACCAAATCCATCAGCAAGCAAACCTATTCGACCAAATGATGAGTTAGAGTTTGTAAGATCACATTGTCCACCAGATGTGGCAGCGATACCAACGTCACAACATATTGTAAAAATAGAAACTAATTGTGCGTAAGCATTATTTGATAAAGACACACCAATACCTGCTTCGTTATATTGCGTAAATGAGTCACAAACCATTGATTTTAAATCTTGTCCTAGATTATTTGCACCTGAACTATCAGCATTTGCATGATCACCATTTATTTTCATACCTATACTTTTTGTCATAAAGTTAGTGCAATTACGAATATATGGCGATCTCCATCTACCCGAAGAACCCTCATCTGCTGGACCTACATCAGTGAATCCTCTAGTTGCTTGAAACTCTAATCCAGCATCAATATCTGTTTGTGTGGGTGGAAATGCAACTGCAGCACAACTTGTATGGTCATCACTAATTGATGCTCCTGTAAAACTAAGGTTTTCAATCAGACAACCCCTTCTTACGTGAAAGAAATCTTTATTTTTATTTTTCGGTATTAATAATACCAATCTAAGGTCTTCACCATTGATCGCAACATCAGTTCTAAGTCCAATTGGATTTTCTTCAAAGTATGTTCCCGATCTAACTCTAATTGTGTCTCTCTCCTGTGCTATAGCTGCAGCAGCACCAATTGTATATTTCGCATCACCCTCTAATAATCCACTATTTGTATCACATCCATTCTTTGTGACCCAAATCGTTCTCCTTGTTTGAACACCAGATGGTCTCCAAGATACACCAACTCCAACTCCTGAATCAAATGATGATAGACGATAATCTGTTTTACATGCTCCAACTGCACCACTTTGATTGAAGAAATCAAGTATTTTAGCATCTAATTTTAAATTACCTTGTATTTTTACATCTTGATTTACTCTTAAATTCTTTGCAACTCCAACACCACCATCTACAAGAAGTGCACCACCTAAAGGATCATTATCTACTAAAGAAGTTTGTGTAGTATCATCAACATCTAATCTTCCAGCAATAACACCAGATCCACCAACATTAATATTTTTATCAATTCCAACACCACCATCTACAACAAGAGCACCAGTAGATGTGTTTGATGAATCAACTACACTGTTTACATCTAATCTTCCACCTACAACAGTACTACCACCAATATTAACATCCTTTGCAATCCCTGTTCCACCACTAACAATAAGAGCTCCTGTAACCGTGTTCGTGCTTTGTGTTGCATCATCAACTTTAGTTTGACCACCAACAAAAAGTTTTTTAACAATACCAACACCACCATCTATTTGAACTGATGCATTTGTTATGCTCGTAGCATCAGTAACATCATTGAACGTAGTAAGACCATCAACATCTAACGTGCCATCAAGATTCGTATTACTTTTTACTTCTAAATTAGAATTGAGAGTTGTATCACCAGTTACATCTAATGTTCCACCAATTTCTGCATTACTTGTTGCTCTAAAATCACCAGACACATCAAGTTGAAAAGTAGGAGTTTGATTATTAATTCCAACTTTTGACATCCTGTAAATATCATCATTACTATCAAATCCCCAAAAACTAGAGGTGAAAATTGTTGCTAAACCTGTAGTTGATGTGGGATCTTGTGCGGTTGCTAAAATTGAATCTGTTCCTGACCCAAAACTATTAAGTTGTTGAAAATTTAGAACAGTGAATGATTGAGCAGCACCAACACTCGGAACAAATACACCATCATTCTGTAAAAATACACCCTCAGTTTCAACAGGAGTAAATGATACCCAACGAATACCATTTGCATCTCGATTCATAAAGAAACCATTTTGACCAGGTGAACCAGATGAATCGTATATATTTCTTGCTACTCTTATACTTCCATCAAAATCAGCTTTTAATTCACCATGTGCTGAATTATCAATGCCAAAATCACCAGGACTTGCAGTACCAACACCTAGAGTACCGAAACCTGTCACCACTAATGATGACACACCAGTTCCAACTTGGAATTTCTGTGCTGGTTGTGTTGTGCCAATACCTACAGCACAAGGATTTTCAGTAACTATAAAACAATCACTTACCTCAAATAATCCATTTGGTTGAGTGGTTCCAATTCCAACCCTACCTCCTACTTGACCATCAGCATCGCTTGTTGAAGATATAGCGACGAAGACAGTGCCAGCAGATCCAACGTTAAATTTTTGATAAACTGTGAGATATTCCATATCCACAGCACCAATAAATGTGGAAATACCTCCAAAGAAAGCTTCATCATTGACCTTGATACGATTAAAAATCGCTTCATCACCAAAATCAATATCTGATCCAGAAATGTCTGCATATAAAGTTCCATAAACGTAAACATCATTTGCAAACTCACTTACCTGACTAAACTGGTTTACATTTGATGAATCGTAATTTGGACTTGGAACTTCGCCATTTTTGAAACCTGGCATTATGCAAATCCTCCAAAGTCAAATTTTCCTAATGCATCTTTTAAATTATTATTATTCAAATTTTGTGAAAATTTATCACCTAAACCCTCTAGTTTACCGCCTATTGCATCCGTATCAATATCTTTCATTAAATCATTTGCTTTTGATGCAAGATCCTTTGCTTTATCCTGCAAACCATCAGTCGCAGATAATAAATCAGATTTTAAATCATTCAAAGCATTTTCACCCACTGGTAAATTAGCGTATGCCAAACCTGCAAAAGAAACATCTCTAACTCTTAAATTACCTAAGTAAGCATCTGTACTTAATTTATTACAGTCAAAATGTATACTATCCGCTTTAAATCTAATATGTCTTCCACAATTAAAAAACATATCTGGTGAATCATATTCAATTTTTTTAGCACCCTTAATTCTGACTACTCCATTTTTATCAGCAGTAATATTAACATCACCATTTGTACCAATTATATTCACACAAGTGCCACCCTTCTTTGTATTACCACCTGTTAAAGTAAGAGTATCATCATTAAATAAATTAAGATGACCTGCCTTTGATAATCCAAAGTATGAAGTTTGATCGTTCTGTTCAAATATTTTTCTCCATATGGAACCTCCACCAAAATCAACCGTTTCGTCTCCAAAACATTCTATGAAATTAGGACCTGTATTAAATGTACATTTTGACCAATTGTATGCAGAGGTATTTTGTGCCATATTTTTTTCCTTTATCGTTTATATTTATTAGTAACCATAACCACCTCCACCTCCACCAGATGGTGGACTACTTGGTGGTGATGATGGTGGACTACTTGGTGGAGAACTTGGTGGTGATGATGGTGGTGAACTTGGTGGTGATGATGGTGATGGTGAACTTTGAGTATCATTATTTGAAGAAGATGTCATACTTGTTGCAGGAGCACCACCATATGATGGAGTTGAAGTAGATGTTGATGTGACTTGTTTAATAATATTTGTGCTTGAAATTTCAGTTAAATTAGCAATTGCCACTCTACTTTGTGCGGGAGTATCGTAAATTACAGGATGTGCAGATGTGGTATGTGCAGCACCCACCATCTTTCTACCAGTTTTTGGATGAATGTGAAATGGTCCATAGTAAGGATCACCATTTACAAATCCTACAATACCATCACGAGGTGTAATACAATCAATAACTTGTTTAATTTCACCTTGATATGATGGTCTTGGTGCAATCTGTGGTCTTATGATTGCCCCATAACCAGTAAGTGTTTCAATATCTAATTTTGGTTGACCCTTTACAGGTAAAACATTAGATCTTTGAGGGTTAGGAGGAATGATATTTAACAATCTACCTTTATCATCTATAATTTTTGTATATTCATTACCAACATTATCTGTTATGACATCTTCATCTTTGTATTCTTGACCAGGATTTATTATGGCAATGTGATCAATTACATAAACATTATCATCATCATTCTCTTCAATTATAGGATAATTTTCACCTGGTGTAACTACGTAAATATCAGTAACTTGTTGGTAAGTTGGTGAGGCAGGATCATAATCAATCACTGCTCTCGCATGAGCTCCATATCCTTGCTTACAATTATCAGTTATTTCAACCTCTGGTGGTTCTGTAAAACCATTACCTAAATTATTTAATTTTACTCCTATGAGACTACCAGTTCTTTGTGTGCCTACACCCACAGCGTCACCTATGATCGCTTCTGCTTCAACACCTTCTCCATCACCACCAAATACTTTAACTTGTACTCCCTTACAATCTGTTGGTGGAGCAGCAGAACATTCACCACCATAACTAGGTGAACTTACATCTGGATTCATAAAATCAAATACACCAAGTTGACCCAATATACCACCAGGTGCACCAGATGCCTCTTGTAATGCTTGTGCTGCATTTGCGATACTCATAATCTTTTCAGCAGCGACACCTGGCATATCCATTGGACCTTTCCCTAAACACCAGATACCTGTTGAATTATCACTTGTTTGTGGTTTAACGCAATCAACCGCTTGTTGAACTCCTAGAAGACCACTTGCCTTTCCCCTTAAATCACTCACTAAATCAAACCCACCTAATATTTTACTTACTCCACCCAACTCAGGTGCTAAATTTTCTCCTATACCATTAACTATTTTATTAAAAATTGCTCCAGTAAATTGTTCTGCCATACAATCAGTAGGATTATCAACATTGTCTGTAAAATTAGATAACATTGATGTAATATCTGGAAGTAGTGATCCACCAACTGCCTCATTAAGACAGGATATTTTTGATGCTAATGCATCAACATTTGGTATCATTGCAGTTATAGCAGCAGAACCCGCAACTTTTGAAATGGCAGTATTTTTTGTAGCTAATAAAGTTTTTGAATAAACATCATTGTATAAACCATTCAATCCACCATTTAAAACACTTGACATTGTACCAAAGATACCACTTGTCATACCTCTCGTAAATTTTGTTGAAATATTATTTAAATGTTTTGCTCCATTCATCACGGCAGATAATCTACCTTTTGGATCAGCATTATTTGCTTGTTTACTTATATTTTTTATTGTTGCATTCATCTCAGATTGTGCATTAGTGCCAGCATGTGATATACATTGTCCCATCACATCTGAGGTTGTACGATATTTTTGTCCTGTCTCGTTGGATAAATTATTTGATAAGTTAGAATCAGCATCAATAGTAGTAGTTATGCTATTTTGACCACCATCATTAGACTCGTTATTTTGATCTCCCTTAGTATCTTTTTTTTGAGTTATCCTTTTTTCTTCAGGTTTATTATCTTTATCATATCCAGAGAATGGTTGGAATGGAAATGGCGATTTCCTATCAACAGCATATGATGAATTACCAATTACACCAAATATAACAGGTTGTTGTGCATCATCACCATCTAGAAAAAATCCAATAACCACATCACCCGCATTAATACGTATGGGTTGCTTATATCCTGCTTTACCAGATCCTGCTGTTGGTGGAAGAATAACTGTTGCCCAAGGTAAATCTTCATCTTTTAATTCAACTGTATTCTGTGGGTGATAACCCATAATACGAACTTTAACACGATTACCCCAAGCCTGTGGTGTCCTATTCCATTGAAACACTGATGTTTTTCTAGGTGGAATTTGACCGACCCACCAACGAAAACCATCTCTTCCTAAAAAACCGCTATTTAAAATATTATTTTCAATCATTTTACCCTCTTACCAAATGTATCTTTAATTAATTTTAACTTTGTATATGATCCATCACTTTGATAAAAATGAACTAATTCTTTTATCATATATAGACCACTTTGTTTTGTATCTATAACCTTATCCTGATCAGTTGTAATCTTAGCAAATTGACATTCAATTAATCCACCAGCAACTAAATTTGTATTTAATGGAATTGTCATTGTACAATTATTTGTAAATATTGTATTATATCTCATCATTGCTTGAGACTTGTATTCCATAGGTTCAGCATTTTTCTTTCGTGAATTTTTTCCTGCTTTTTCTGTGACTCCAATATCAATAGTTCCAGTCATAAATCTACTTGGAATATCACCTAATGTTTTACCTTTTTTATCAACTGGTGGCAAATCAATTTTGAAATCCTCTCCTAAATTTTCCATTTTTTCAGCATAGTCACTCACTTTAAACATTCCTTGCTCAGTATTTGTAAATTCAAAAGTTAATGGATTAAAATACATACGGTATGTACAGTATGCACCTCTTTCCAAATTATTAATTAAATTTTGATTTCTGGTTACACTATATTGTAATATTTTGAAATCAACATTTGGATCTTGTGTATCAACAATGCCAGGTGAATAAGTATATTTCTCAGGAAAAGGATCTTGAGTAACTAAAGTATCAACAGATTTAAAATTATATCCATCTTGAGTTTCATAGAAAAAATATCCTGCACTTGCACTTTGTCCAGAAGAATTACCAGGTACTGATTTAGTCGCTAACCAAGTCAATATAGTAAATGGTTTCTTCATATTACCCAAGAATCCATATAAATTCATAGTTTCATCAATATTCAATTGTTTCTTACTAAGTAAATATTTTTCTATAATTTCTTTAACACTATCTGATATGGGTTCAGTTGATGGAAATTTTTTACCAACTCTTGATGTTTCATTCGTTATTGACTCCCTTGACACTAAATTCAAAGTAAATGATTCACTTTCAGCATCAATCAATACATCTCCAATCGCAGATACGAATAATTCATTTTCCTTTTCCTCCGTGAATTCAAGGGCACGATTGATGCTGGAGTTAGCAGGTATTTTAATAGAGACTCTCTCACCACCTCTCAATGGTAATCCATTATACATTGACACTCTATCTCCATCTTCATCTGTCATCACATTACCAGTGCTTGCAATTAAAACAGTTGCAGTCACCATAGGTGAATAAACATCTTCAAAATAACTAAAGTTTATAACACCACCACTTACATCAACTGTTCTTTCACCATCAGCTGATTTTATTGTAAATATTTCAAATATGCTAGGATCTTTTGCTGCCATTAGGTATATTTAAGAGTGCTACCACTTTGAAGTCTTAATAAAGTGGATATGTCAGATTGACTTTTTTGAGGGATTTTATTACCACCATCACTATTTACCATAGGTTGCGGTCCTCCACCTCCCATAGCCATGGATTGTTTTTCAATTATTAATGTTCTCGTTTTCGGTTTTTTCCTTCCTTTTAAATTTTTTAATTGTCTTCTTGGTGGTACAATATTTTTTACCATATTCATTTTATCCTTACCTTCAACTTCTGGTTTATCCATACTTTCAGTACTAGCATTATTTCCCATAGAAGGAATATCTAACGCCATTTTACCACCTGATTTAGGTGATTCCATTTTATCTTCATTATCTTTTTTCATTGATCTATTTAAATTTTCCCCAAATTCCTCTATAATCCCCTCACCATTTGCTAAAATCTCATCATCGAGATCTGGTATAGATTGCTGACCTTCAATTAAGTCCATTGTATTTTCATTATCAATTACCTCACCACTTTGATCAAATTGAACTATTTCAGGACCCTCTTCTCCAACTAAAATTGGTTGTCTACTATCAAACGGACCTCCTTCAGCTCTGCCTTCAATTTCCTCTCCTCCTTCATCTTCATCATCATCCGTTTTACCAAGTCCAAATAAATTTTTAATGCCCTGAAAGAAACCACCTTGATTCTCATTCTCTGAATCATCAGTGTTCTTATTATTATTATCTCTCCTGTCATTTTGATCCATAAATCCACTTAGACCAGCATTTCGTATATCTTCATCAGTTGAAATTAAGTTAATTCCTTCTATAAAATCTTTACCCAATGAAAATAATGCTCGACTACCTTGTTGAAAAAGTTCACCTGCTTTTTGTATACCCGCTCTAAAATCTATTTTTGAAATAACTCCAAATAATTTTCCAAGACCTGCACCAATACCTTTTAAAAATGTTGTGATAACTTTAACAAATCCCGTCATTATTTCAACAACTTTTTTAATCATTCCAAATAATTTTTGAAATGCAGCAATAAGTTTAGGAAGGTTTTGTAATGCCCACCCAACTAGAAGAACACCAAGAAAATCAAGTATCCTACCAAAAAATCCTCTTGTACTTTGTGCAAAAAGATTACCTTGTTTTTTTGCAACTCCTGTGACTGAAGACGATTCTAATTCATCCTCTCTTTGTTTTCTGAGTACATTTTCTCTCCTTTTATTAAAAAACTCACTATCTTTTCTTATAACATTTTTTTTAAATAAATTTGTTTTTCTCTGTTCCTGTAAAATATTTGCTGCATTTTTTCTAATGTTTAACAATCCCTCTCTTAATCCTGAGATAGATTTTTGTATTCTATCAATACTAGATGAGGATTTTCTAAGGGAATTTCTTTGTCCAGATATTGACATTATGCTACCCCCATTTGCATGACAGAGTACATGGTATGAGGATTACCATTATTAAATGAAATACCAGGCAAAGCTCTAGAGGAGTCTTTCTTTTGAGTGGCAATGTTATTATTAGCACTCATCTGATTATTGTCTGGAATCATAGTAATACTATTTGATTCCTCTTCTTCTAAACTACCTACTACTTTTTTTATGGGTTCAAATATACCTAATTCTTTCTGCTTTTCTTCACTTAAACTTGAGACAGGTATTATCGTAGTGTCATCTTTAAAAGATAAAGTATCTGGTTTATTTTTATCATCAACTTCCTTCTTACCTTTATTAAATATGCTAAAAATTTTATCAGTTACAAATCCAGATGCTTCAGAACCTAACATTGCAAATGCCATTCCAGTCACAAGAGTACCAAGACCATATATTCCACTACCAAAAGGTGGAAAAACACCATTTAACCATGCCATATTTGTTGCAAATAAAGTTGAACCTATCGTAAAACCTTTTAATCCACCAAATGTTTCAGCAACAGTTCCAGTTATAGCCTGCACCTCACCCTGTGTTTGATTTCTCTCATTGAATCTCTGCATTGCAAATAATATTTGTACAACTTGATTACCTTTAGTTAAAAATCCCCCTCCTGGAATTTTTTTAAAGATTTTTGCATTTACATTTGTCTTACCTCCCAATATTTTATTTGGAATAGACGGTGCTTTAAATGAAAACTTTTTATCTATTTTAATTCTTTCTCCAAGTTTTGGAATATCTACATTTGTAAATCCTATCTTATTTGTAAATCTAGTTGCATCACGATTAAATATTTTGTTTATTTTTCTATTTGGAGTAAATCCTTTACCTTTTCCAATGTCATCTGCAAGTTTACTCAAAGCTTTATCAATATCTGTTTCAACACCCCCTGCTACTATCGCACTAGTTCCCACTGCAGCTGCTGCACCTCCTCCACTTCCTCCAAAGAAACCACCTGGTGCAGCTCGAAATAACCCTGCTCTTAACGCTACATTTTTTAATAATAATCTAAACCCTGCGAGTGTGGTTTTTATAATACCACCGAAAGTGAGTCTTGTAATAATACTTACAAAAGTCCTCAGAGAATTAAAGATAAGTTTAAACCCAACATTGAATGCAGTGAATGTTGCACCTATTGCAAGCAAACCTACGGTAAATTTTAATTTTAATTTGTTTATAAGTTCGGTATTACCTGTAACTAATGCATTTATTAAATCTATTCCTACGTTTGTCAACCATCCTCCCGCTAGAAATAAGAAGAATTTTTGGAAACTGAATAATACTCCTTGTGCCTTTGCAGCAACTCTTTTTAGTGGGGATTGAAGTGCAAATTGTATTTTTTTCTCTAATGCACTTTCTTTTCCTTCTCTTAATCCTTGCTCTGCTAATTGCCTATCTCTATTTCTCTTTGCTTGTTCTCTTTGATTCTCTAATTGTTGACTTAATGCTAAACTCTCTTTCACTCCATTCAATGATGAATTAATACCTACCATAGTATTTGATATCAATTCTAATTGTCTAGAGACATTTCTTAGTTGTAAAGATTGTGTTGTTAATAAATTAGTTGTTACTGGATCTGGTTTTTGAGGTTCATTTTGTCTTCTAGACACAAACATATTAGAAGAAATATTTCTCCTAATAGCTCTTACACCACCTGATATTGGTGATACTAATCCTTTTTCCTCATCCATTACGTTCTTGTTGTGCCTTTAAATTTTCCTCTTCAACATATTGTTGGAGAAGTGAAACGTAAATTTCTCTTTCCCATGGTATCATATTTTCAAGCTCTGTTAAGCTATATTTATGGTGCTGCATCATGGCAAAGTTTAATTTATAGTATGACACTAGATCCTCATGTGCCATACTTACCCGAAAAAATTCTGTAAACCCTCTAAAACAATTTCACTTTCAACTTTTGTATTGGGATTTTTAACTTTTACTTTGTGTGATAATTTTGGCATGGTTTCAAAAAAAGTTTCAATTTCTTTAAATTGAGAGGAATTCATTTGCTCAATAAATTCAACCAATTCTTTTTTTGTACAATCTTCGTGTGTCCAAGATTCCTCCTCAGAGTAAACTTGATCAATGCAAGATGCTATCAATTCAAAAGTATCATCCACCTTTATATTTTCAGCAGTAAAATTTTGATTTATAAATTCATCTAAAGATGGATATCTCATTCTTAAGGTGTAAGTATCATCTAATTCAATATCTTTTTTATGTTTTTTAGATTTATTTACCTTGATACTGTCAATATTAATAGACATGGGAACTTGTGTTTTCCCATCATCAGGGCAAGTGACCATTACTTCAATTTGTTCACCTACAGATTTACCTCTAACATTAAGAAAAAGATATTCAATATCAAAAGTAGATAGTTTTTCAACTTTTATTCCTTTTGTCAAAATACATGCTGTTAAAATATTTTTGATTGCATTTGCAATTTGTGATTGATCCTCAGATTCTAATGCGATGATTAGAATTTTTTCCTCTTTCACAAGGAATGGTCTATATTTTATTTTTCTACCAGATGAAGGTAGAACCAACTCATAAGTTGGAGTTGAAATCGTTGGTAAAGGCATAATATGCTAAACACTTCAGTGTCATTATTTATAGGGGTTATCGTGTACCTTCTCCAATGACTAATCCATTTGAACTACTAGATGTTAAATTTTGTCTACTATTAAGATTTCCAGAACCATTTACATAAGGAAGCGGATTTCCAAATATATCTGAATTTAATGCATCTTCAGTTACACCTGTACCATCTCTAACAGGATTACCTCTGCCAAATATCTCATTAAATGCATTACGTAGATCTCTTGCAAGTGAACCTGATTCACCACAGATATACCTATCAAAACTAAAAGTTGCTGATGCTTTTAATATCTGTGAACCTTGATAGGATACTCTTACTGAATTAAGTGATAAAGGAAATAAACCAATAAATCTATACTCTAAAAATTGTCTGTAATTTCTCTCAAATTTAACTATCCTTGTTTCATTTGATTTATATTCTTGAGGATAATGTAATTGAAAATAATGATTATCACCAGAGGAATCTGAACCAGAGGCACCTGTAATATATTCCATCCAATGTTCAATAAACTTCATTGATTTATATTCATTATCTACATAAAATTCAAGATTTATTTGAGTAAAATTTCTCGTATGTGCAAATCTCTCTATTACACCTTGATAATCTCCACGAGTATCTACTGATGCTAATGCACTACCTGGTAAAACTGCATCATTACATAATAAACCTGCATCTTCGATAATGAAACGATCATCTACACCCTTTCTCCTTAAAAAATTTCTAAGACTAGAAGGGGGTAGTGCAAATCTTACAAAATAATGAGAAGTTTGTGCAACATTTTGCATTCTTGGCAATATATCAGATATTGGTCTTGGTCTTGGTGCTGGCACTCTAAATAAAATTACATATCATACCTATTTAGATGTCATACAAGGGAAAATACTATCCCTCCTTTCCACGAAAGTATAAAGGTGATCCAACAAACATCATCTATAGATCATTGTGGGAGAGAAAGTTCATGGTCTATTGTGATAAAAATGATAATATTCTAGAGTGGGCAAGTGAAGAAATCGCAATACCATATCGCTCACCAGTTGATAATCGTGTACATCGTTACTTTCCTGATTTTTATATGAAAGTCAAGGAGAGAGGTGGTAAAATAAAAAGATACGTGATTGAAGTTAAACCAGCAAAACAAACAAAACCACCAATAAAACCTAAAAGACAAACAAAAGGATATATTCGTGAAGCATATGAATATGCAAAGAACCAAGCGAAATGGAAGATGGCACGGGAGTTCTGTGCTGATCGTCAGTGGGAGTTCAAGGTAGTTACAGAAAAAGAGTTAGGAAT